ACTTAGAAAAATGAATATAGAATATGTCGAACTCTGTTACACATACACGGTGACCAGCCACCCCAAATATTTGGTGGTAGGGTCTTATAATTTAATAAAAGTCGACCTATGAAGTGGAATCCAATAGAGTCCCTACCTATAGGGCTTGCAGAGGCTCTGTATTATCTTTTGTTAGCGCTGTGGACACATAGTAGTTGTCTCCTCATGCTAATGTCCTGCCAAGTCTCTGCTCTTTCATTGCGTAACTCATTGATATACCGTTGTTTTTTTATTTAGGGTCAGAATCGGGCGAATTACACAGGGAAAAAGCCCTCCCTCGGTTTTTCTTAGGATATATCTCCAATGAGTAAGTCTGCTAATGTCATACATCATCATACTGAGCATCTATGATATCGCCTCCGAATATCTCCCTTAGTCTTCCCTCAATGTCCTTATGACTCATGTTATCTAATGACGCTGATATGTTGAGATTCTCTGTCTTCTTAATCTTCAGACCAGCTAATTCATTCAGCTCTCTCAATGCTGAGACCGATGCATTGAACTGTCCTTTGTCGTATGCCTCTTCACTAATCTTCCATAACATCTTGGCTGTCTTCTCAGGAGTGATTGCATACTTATGTGCAAGCTCTTGCTTCTTTATCTTTATAGCTTTAAGCACATTGGGATAGTCTTTACCATTGAGGAACTTAGTAGCAGCTTGGGCTGGGAACTCGAACCCTGCTCTTCTCGCTGCCTCAGTTTGTGTGCAATTGTCATTGACATAGTGCCACACAAATCCATTCTGCATATCAGTTAAATCAAACTCCGGGTCTTCTTCAAAAGCACTGGGTCTATTAACCAGTGGTGTGCTAGGTGGTTTCTTTCCATTCTTTCTTTTATATTCAGTCATCATATCTCCTTAAATTAAATCCGTTAGGGTAGAGGGTAGAGGGTATCTCATACTATAACCCTTATATATCCATACTATATATATGCTATACCTATACTATATATATTCTTATTCTTATTAATATAACTATACCCTATACCCTTTAGCATACGCAGACAGCGTAGCAATGGGGTCTCATGCTCAGGGCAAAGCAAAGGGTATTGGTCTCTCTCAACCGTACCCTTCACCTTACTCTTAACACATAACAGCGTAAAGTTCATCTAATTACTATGCCCTGCCCTGCCCTGTTGCTTGGGCAAGTACACCTCGACATCTGACGAACAGCCCGGGCAAGATAAATATGTCACCATATCATGTACCTCACTGTCATCTAAATCCTCATCACTACCCCATATCAACTCTTCTTTACAGTGCCAGCAGTTCATTATGTATTCACCTTTGGGTAGTCCATTTGTTTATATTTTAATTGTCGCATCATATCTTTTTTCCAAGTCTTGCTACCAAGTACATATATATATCTATGCTTGGCACTTCTATTTACTCTCTTAGTCTTGTCACCAAGATGGTGTCTTGAGTGTTTGCCATTCTTACCTGCCATATCTGTTCTAGGTTTTGATGTACCAGTGAAAATAAAATTGGTTGCTTGATAGACTACACCCAAATGATTCTGCGCAGTGTCAGCATAAGACACAATTATCTTAGGCTTAGGCAATAGTTTAAAGGAAGCTGCAATTAATATTGATGCCTGATTCTTTTCATTATTCTTTAACACCAACCTATTTAATTCTATAACATGATGTTTATTTTCCTCACCTGCAACGCCCTTGCACAAAGAAGGAGAAGCAGGTGAGCCATAGGAGACCATACCAATCAATACATTGTCTTGGTATAAGCCATAGGCGTAACTGATAGAAGGCATCCTCTTTGCATAGTGTATGTCTAATATAAAAGGCTTTGTTTCTGCATAAGATATTCTTTGTATGTCATATTGATTGACACTATATCCCTCTGCATCGTCAAACAATCCCTTCATTATGTATTGTCCGTATGCATGGCAGTATGTAGCTTGATGAAGTGTTCTGCATCCAAGACTACTAATACCTTGCTCCTGTTTCTCTTGATAACAAGGAGTGGTTCATAGCCTTTACAGTTGGTCGAGGCTTGGTCGTATGACTTCCATACATTGAGTGCTTCCTGATTCTTACACTCCACGCTGTAGGGAAACACAGCTCTCGATTGCTTACCGATGATGATGTCCTCTCCCTGAGAACCCATTGGTCTACTCTCCAAGTCTTCTGCATCTAATCCTAGTAAGTCGATGAGCAGTTGCCTGAACTTCTGCTGTAGCAGTCTGCCCTTCTGTTTTGCTGATTGTGGTCTCATTACCTATGTCCTTCATCTCTCGATGTGTTCATGATGCATCTATTTGCATCACGCAAAAAATCGCGACTGCCTCGCTGGAGTCAACGGAGCAGGCACGGGGTGCCAACTATCATGGCGAGGGTGCTGGCAAAAACCAGTACCTTTAAAAATTTTCTAATATAAAACCCTCTCCACATGATTTTTCTGATATGGGTAATACACATTGATTATCTTTTAAGTCTTCGATGGTATAGTAGTCATCGTTGCTCTTATAGAAGTCAGCAAAGTCTTTGTACTCTGTGTAATTACAACACAGGGCTATGACATCTAACTCCATTGGTTCTGTGTATATGTCTTCACACTCTTCTAAGTGGTAGAACAATACTCCTAAACCTTCGTAGGTGAACTGCTCACCTCTATCCATGTCACGGAAGGCTTTTCTAAAATCGTTTACATCTATAGTCTTAACCATTACGCCACCTCTTGAGTGTTTATAGATGCGAATACTGCCACGGACGCTTCACTGGCATCGATGTATGCATCCATAAGTTCAAACAAATTCCATATACTTCCTAAAGCACCAACAGGACATCTGTTTTTGTACTGTCTGTAATGCTTTTTCTTGAATTTAGTAACTGCGTTATCTTGTAGTATAAATTCCATTGCTTGTTTTCTTGTGTATCCTAAGTATATTGCTTGGTCTATGACAAGTTTAAGCCTTCCTGCCTTTACAAGGTCCAGTCCAATCATGCAGTCGTTTAAGTGTTTTAGTTCTAAGTTTGATGTGTTCATTACGCCACCTCTGTCATTAGAACTGTATAAAGAGTTTCTCTTTCACCAGTCTCGTTATTAACTTCATCGTCATACTCTTCATAAGCAATATTGAATAAGCTACCTATAGTGCCTTCAGCAGATTTTCTGTTCCAGCCATTGTTAGTTAGAAGGTCAAGCATATCGCCCATCCACGCATAGTTTGTAGACTCTGCATGAGTACAATCTTCCATGTAGAAGTCACCCTCTTCTACCCATGTGTTTAAAAGCTTAGTAGCTTCGATTTGGTTTTTAGTTAGGTCGTTCATATTAATTTC